ACGCGACAACTACCAAGTGGCTCAAAAGTACTCTCGATAGTCCGCAACGTTTTGGGTTATTACTCGATAAGACCCAATGACGGAAGGTCCGCCAACCTTAGTTTAACGACATTACGGTCGAGGTTAGTTTAACGACATTGCGGTCGGGTGTAATTAGTACCACGAAGGGTAGTAGTTAAGTCCGGATTCAGGTTCGGGGCACTGCCACGCGAACGGGAAGGTCCTGAAATCCGCCTCAATGGCGATCTGGTGGTCTGGTACAATACCATAAGCCAACCAAAAGGAACAACGTGTCCTAGGATGTATTTCTTTATATTTCCGTGTCATACTCTTAGCCAGCATGAAAAAACCCGTTTCATACGCAGTTTTATCATGAGACACGGATGGTGTCTTGTTGTGAGCCATTTGTGAATAAAAATCTTGCCAGATGGGAATTCCACCAGAAAGACTCAAGCCACCAGCTCCCAACACACCGAAATAATCATCAAAGTCTACCTTATTTCCCAATCCCTTCAAGCACATGACATCTTTTGCCACTGCCGTTAAAGGATTTCTAACCATTAAGTAACCATCGACTGTCCAAACAGGTCGTGATTGACAAAACTCCACATGTTCAAGTTCGAAAACAGGTTCTTCAACCTGCATCGTAAATCCCATTTCATAAAACCAGGCATGCAACCCATCAATTACTAACTCGTAATGACATTGCTCGAAGATAAGCATACCGTCATCACCATCATTGATGAATTCAAAGTCAATTTGTTTGTCTGCCATAAACGACCAGACAAGCCCACACATGATAAGACAGTTACCGAGGGCTGTATTCATGTCTCCACTCATCCTACAACCATTAACGTTGTATTTGAGTTTACCATCGGAGCAATAACCAAATCCTTTGTTTTCAATTTGCCATCGGAGTAATTTAGCAAGGAATTTATCATTACGATATAATGCCAAATATATCGAATGTTCCCATTTTAATGCCGCTTCACTCATATGTTGGTCAAACCTAGAGGCATCCAGACCGATGCCAACTGGTTTCTTGAACCTTCCCCACTTTCCACTGATCAAGATCCCACGCTGTAATGCGTTGAGACCCTTAGCAATGGTCGTGTTACCAAACACCTTACCAACAGCACAATAAATATCGTGTTCAATTGGTTTAAGATAACACCCGACTTTCACATTGTAACGAGGGGTACGCGGTTGAATAACCCTGGGAGCAGGATTTTTCTTCTTTGTAAAGTTGATCTTTTCACGCTTTACAAACGCAGTTAAATATGAATCCTTACGGCTTACAGCTTCGTACTTTAAGCTTTCGACCGCCCTTGTGAAAACACCTAATCTTCGACCCCCATAATAGGCAAGAAATTCATCATGCCCTATAGGAGTGAAAGTCCTTAGACGTTTTAACACTCGGTTTCGGAATATTTTCATACGCTCAGAAAATACCTCGCCAACGGGTTTAGGTGGTGGTTCAAAAGTTCCTCCCTTTTGAACAAAGAACACCCTCTCCTTAATGGCACGCTCCAAATTATCAATGTTTCCATCGTGTGCACGATACTCTACGGGGGGACTAAACCCCGGAACAATTAGAGTAAATCGTTCTTTTATCTTCCCGGACCATCCCCTAGTGACCGTCAGCTGACGTCGCGGTGGGGAAGGAGCTTTAGAAACTCCACCCGCGACGTCCGGTCTAAGGAACGGTCCCCCTCAACCACCCCATGTGGTCTTCCGGTTTGTCAATCCGGAAAACCATTGGGTGTCGAGGGCCCTATCTGCCTCAGTCATAGCAAACGAAGCATCAAACTTCTTCGCCATGATATCTTCTGCAAGCGGGGCAAAAACTAGTGAAGTTATAAGTGGTATGGCCGCGGCGGCATGGGACCGGCGCAAATCCTTCTTGTCAGCAAGAATATCGGTTACCATTTTCACGACCATTAACTTATTACTTTGGGATCTTCTCAAGAGTCCTTTACTAGCTTTAATTTGCAGGGCAATTTGAACTACCATCAAATGCATTGGATTTGTTTGTGATAGTTCATCGTCTCCGCGGTAGTTTATACCATCTACCATTTGCTGAAACGTAGCTTCTTCAGCGGGTGTTATCTGATCAGGATAACACCAATTTTGCCATATTTGATAACACACCCAAGACAACACTACAGCTGCTAAGCCTGCTACGATATCGAGCCCGTACTCTAACATCAGTGTTATCATGTGTTTTCGTCTAATTACCACGATTAAGAAACCAAACCCCAACCAGAAGTTG